GAGTATATCCAATTTGATATTGGTTTTTATGTAATTTAAAATGTTGTGGTTGTGTAAAGTTTAGTTGTACTTGAGATTTAGGGTCTGACCATCTAACTTCATGTCCTAATTTATGTAAAGAATTAACTATATTTTGTGCAGCGTATCCAAATCCAACAGCTGGATTTAATCCAGATCTTGGAACATATAAAGAAATACGCATATTATATCCTAGTCAACTGACTTGACAGCAACTTACCGCCAATGCTATTATTATAGTTCGTTATCTCTATAGGAGGAAATGCCCATGGAGAATATCAAACAACGTTTGAGCGAAGTTGCTCATACTTGGACGTCTATAGGAATGATAACATTATTTCTATTTGGTGTCCAGCCATCAGCAATAGAAACTCAGGCAAATGCTTTATCAGCGCAAGTTGTGGAGCATCAAACTGAACAAGAAATACAACAACTGAAAAAAGAAACGCTGGAAAAATTCAGCAACACTGTATACAAGCCTTCGGAGATGCTTACAGATTCTGAGTTAATAAAATTACTCAAGGCTGTAGGTTTTGAAGGAAAAGCCCTTAAAACGGCTTGGGCTGTTGCTAAGACAGAGTCTAATGCTAGACCTCTAGCTTACAATGGTAACAGGAATACTGGAGACAGTTCCTACGGAATTTTTCAGATTAATATGTTGGGACAACTCGGCATTGATCGCAAAGAGAAATTCGAATTGAGGTCAAATATACTTTTATTTGACCCCGTAGTAAACGCAGAGATAACGTATCACATGACCCAAGGCGGGGAAGATTGGAGCTCATGGTCGTCCGTGAAATCAGGGGCGGTTAAAAAGTGGTTAAATAAGTTCCCTAGTTAATAGGAATGGAGAAAGTCATTGAAGATACAGACAGTATCTAAATATTTGGCTTTAGCAGAGGAAGGCCTTGTGTCGAAACTGGAATGTCCAGTAGACCAGGGCCTTCTAATGCCTAATTTAGATTTAAATGATACAATTTACTTATATTGTCTATCGTGCAAATATAAAAACATTATGGGAATAGAAGTTTATGAAAGAATCGAAAGAGCCGTCCGAGAAAATACAAACTGACGGCGGACATATAAAAGAAACAGACGCTATGGGTCGTGAAAAATTCTGGGAAGACCTAGGAAGACCAAATGACTGAAAAAGAAGAATCACAAAATATTGAAGATAACCTAGACATGGTTAATTACATTATGCTTCATCGCATATATGACGTACTTACAATTATTGCAAATAAATTAGTGGGACCTGAAGATACTTCCAAACTTATACAATATCATGATCAAGGATTTTTATTGGGTCCTACCCCATCATTTACACCACAAGAATCTGACGAAAAGTAGTTGACTTAAAAAATTCATTATGTGATAATAACTATGCACTGGTTGTAGCATCCCACCACTTTTGCTCCCAGTGCTTGTTCGCAAGAACAGCAAAGCCCATTCGGATCCGCCTCTGAATGGGTTTTGTCATTTTTGGCGGTATAATAAGAGAATGATTAGACATTCATTAAAAACATTATCTACAACAGTCCCTACTGAAGTAACAATTGAAGACTCAGTAAATGGTGTTTGTACACTTATTGTACAAAATATAGATCCTGCATCAAATGTCTATCTTGGAAATGAAAATGTATCTGGATCTAGCTATGGGTTTATTCTATATCCTCAACAAGCTTTTACAGTTGAATTAAGACCTTTTGATAAGCTATATGCAATTGGTGATGCCGCAACTATATTAGCCTGTATGTCTATTGAGAGAGCTACATGATTCAAAGTACGGTTGGATTTACAAACCCTCAAATTCCTAGCACTGCACCTTCATTTACTAATACTGTAAAACATCTAGTTAAAAGCGATTATAACGGTACAATCAATAAAGGTCAGGCAGTTTATGTAACTGGTTCTACTGGATTATCTGGAACCAACATGTTAGTAAATAGAGCAAGCAATACTATAGAAATGACCTCATCTAAAACTATGGGTCTCCTTGAAACCAGCCTTAATAAAAACGGTATAGGTTATGTAATTACAGAAGGATTGCTTGAAGGATTAGATACATCTGCAGCTGGATCAGCTGGAGATCCAGTATGGCTGGGAATAGATGGCAACTTAATATATGGCTTAGCAAATAAGCCCGTGGCTCCAGCACATCTAGTGTTTATAGGAATAGTTACACGCAAGCAGCAGAATAACGGTGAAATATTTGTTAAGGTTCAAAACGGATTTGAAGTAGAAGAACTTCACAATGTTGTATTAACAGGGAAAACTGCTGGAGATACAATTGTATGGAATGGCGGAAACTGGATTAACAGAAATATAAATGGTGCTACAGGATCTTTTACATCTGCTGATGGCAAAACAATTACAGTTACAAACGGAATTATAACAAGTATAATCTAGAGCCTCGTAACAGATTTGAACTGTTGACCCTCCGCTTACAAGGCGGATGCTCTACCACTGAGCTAACAAGGCTGAGAGCGAATAGCGGGAATCGAACCCGCACATTAACCTTGGCAAGGTTACGCACTACCACTATGCAATATTCGCATGAGAACTCGGTTTATCTTTTCACCACGCCGTAAGGTCTGGTACCAGTGCGTTCTCAACACCGTGCAAAAGTCTAGCTAGGCCCTTTTACACACACTTACATTGTTGCAACCATGGCAACTGTAGAGGTGTGGTCATGCTGCAGAGTCTCTAGGAGTCGAACCTAGGCTTACCGCTTTGGAGACGGTAGTGCTTCCGTAACACTTAGACCCCGTGTGCCAACCACGACTTTGATTCTTAATCTAAACCATCTGTTGGCTGTTATACCTAGTTCTCGCTTAATCATCTGATGCATGGGCCTGAACGCTTTCATCAAACTGCTGGAACACGGTAAGGTTCGGTATAACTATCTCCACATAGATTGTTCAGATCTATGCTTTGAGCTGGACCACCAGGGCTCGAACCTGGGACCTAGAAGTTAACAGCTTCCCGCTCTGCCGTCTGAGCTATGGTCCAATAATTATAAGTATACTAAATATAGTGCGAAATGAAAAGTGCGCCCGAAAAAATTGCGGCGGCGGGAGAGAAGAACAATGTTTCACATGAAACAATAGAGGGCCATATATCCTATTTACGAAGCTTTATTATTTTTCTCAGAAGTCTTAACAGACTTTCTAGAATGTGTACGAACTCTATGACAATTGCTACATACGATCTCACATTTAGCAATTTCCTCATCTATCTTCTTCTTGGACAGAGTAGGGATTAATTCCATAACATTTTTATGCTTCTTACCACGAACGTGGTCAAAGTCCATTACATAATATGGATATTTAATCCCACAGTCCAAACAAGGAGTCTTTTCCTTAAGCTCTCTAATGTATCTAGCCAAATAAGCCTTCTGCTTGGCTATAGAGACCTTTTCAGTCTTCATCCTAGATAATACCTACAAAGAAGCATCATATGGCTTAATTATAGCAAGAGAATTTTTTTAAGCTTCCCGCCGAAAATTATTTTGAATTTAAATATGCGATAGCTTTATTGAGAAGATCAATATTATCTCTAAACTGACCTAGACCAATATTACAGGAGTTGCAGAGCCATGCTCTGAATTCTCCTGTTTCCCAACTATGGTCTAAATACCATTTAGGAGAATCTCCTTCACAAATTGGACAACGATAATCTGAATTTGGATATTCATTTTCTTTTTTTAGTTGACTAGTAATTTTCTGAGATATAGACTGACATATCTTACAAACAGATTTATAATGAATTTTTTTAGTGCTAGTTACAGCAATAACCATTTCTTCAATTGGTTTTTCTATTTTACATACTCTACAAGTTCTTGTCATTTACACACCTTATAATGATTGGTTAATGTCATATGAGCAAAGCCTGATCTGACTTCTATTTCCCGCCCACATTTTTCACATATCACAACTCGATTAGCCGCCATGGATGTATTATATAAAATTTATATATTCTAGTCAACTACTTTATTCTTTAGGATTTTTAATAAACATAAAATACATTACCCAAAGAGCAATTCCAAAGAACAGTATCTTTTCTAACATTTAGATCCTATTTTAGACATAGATATCATATAGATATATATTGATATCTGGGTATTTAGATTTTTTAGCAAAGCCCCCCTTTCCCCCCATTGAAAAATATTCTACAATGTTGGGAAAGAGAGAAGCTGACATCTGGTACATTTGAGTTCCTTAGTGTAAGCCCCCCACAAACCATGTTAATTGTATCATGCGAAAAATTGTCGAGTCAACACTTTGTAAAAACTTTTTTCAGTTGACTATAAAATCACTTTTATGAAAATGTTAATAAATTTTTATTTTGTATGATCCACGATTTTAAAATGTCCGATTTGTCTAATTAGTGCGCCCATATGTGATTTAACTCACAGAAAAAAGTGTGTGATGTGGCTCACAATGTCCTAATATGTCCGAATTGTCCCCTTGAAATTGTCGGTGGGGTCGTGTATTGTTATAGGTATAAGAAAGAAAGTAAGAAAGTCTTACTAAGAAAGGAGAACAAAATGTTCTCACTAAACTATAAAGTAGGTGGTAGTTCTACTACTCTCCTAGTCCCTACTGAGGAATACGCAAATAGTTTCCTCGACCTAGTTGCTGAAAAGCAAGTAATAGATGAGGTAAATCTTACCTATCTACCAAACTACAAGCCTAGCAAGCGTGTAGTATTCGCTACTACTAGAAGTTGGGAGTAAATAAATGTTATCTCAAAAAACTTTAGATAAAATCGTGTATGAGTATCAACACGGGGGTGTTCAGAACTATCACCCTGAAATCTCTATGGTAGAGCGTAAGGCTCTCCTAAAGTATCTATTCTCGCTACCTAGTAAGTGTAGCCCTGAGTGTGAGGCAACTCACACCGCCTAATCGGCGTGTCGCCTTGATAAAACTGAATAAATCTGAAATAATACCAATATAACTAAAAGAAAGCAGGTAGCAAAATGAGTGCTAATCTATACAATATCGAAAGCCTACTAATAGGCAAGACCTATCGTAGCCGCTCCGTTGTGGGCGAAATCGTATCGGCTGAGAAACACCCTAAAGCGGTGTGGTATCAAGACGCTGAGGCGTATCTAGTAGAGATACGCAAGCAAGGTGGGGGATATACCTACCGCAGCGTAGCGGTGAGTGTGGCATAAATCACACTTCACCTGCGGGCGTGTCGCCTTGATAATGTCGGTGCTATCGTGTAGCCTAAAGGCACAAGATAAAGAAAGAAAGGAAAACTAAAAATGAAAAAATGCGAAATCTGTAATCAAGAAAAGCAATACACAAGGGAGATGTCTTTCGGGATAATCTGCTCAATGTGTTATCTAGAAAATTACGCATCATAACGAAAGGAAAATAAATAATGATGACTAAATGGGATAGTATTCAAGCAGACATCTTGCCAATAGAGCCTAAGATTTGGGGAGATGAACACGAGTTTGATAAAGACTTAGATTTCAATGATGAAGATGAACTAACACTAGAATGGAAGGACTAAAATAAAAATGACACTAGAACTAAATGACTATGGCTTAGAGTTTGATACTTATGTGTGCTACATAGCGTTATCTTGGCAGGTGCTAATTCCCGCTACTATTGCGCTAATCGCTTATAAGATTTATAAGAGAATGAAAAATAAAAATGTCTACTAATCGCCTACTAACTACCGCCGTTCAATTAGCCCTAGCGGGTGTAACTATCCCGCTACTAATTGCTGTGATCAAAGACATAAAAGAAAACGGGTTCTAATCGGCGTGTCGCCTTGACAAAGGCGGCAGCTGCCCGCAAGTACTTGGGGGCCCGATTTATGCGCTTATGTCCGTTTTATACTATTCCCTGGATTTGTGGCGCAAATCACAAAAATAGTTTTGCGACACGCCCGAAAAACACCCCAAAATGTCAGTGGTCTATGTTAGGATACTAGTATCAAGATGAGATAAAGGTTATCTCAAGAAAGGTGGTCAAAATGACTACACTAAAATATGAAATCCGAGAGATTACTCTCGCAAATGTTTCCGATGAGGAAGCAAATCAAATCGTCTGCGTTTTCTGCGATGATTATGCTTCAGATACTTTCTGCGGAAAGTGTAATGAATATAAAGGTTTGATGACACTCGGCGAGTGGTTATCCTATACAAATGAAAGTTGGTTAGCATAATGAATTTAGATGAATTTAGAAATTATGTTCTCGCTCAGCGAGAGGCTTCTAAAAAAGAAGCAATTGAAATTTTATCCGCTACTATTAGAAAGGAAAATGAGTAATGGGATACATTGAAATTTTTCGCCTTGATGAACAAGGTGCTGGTTGGGTTGATTTATCAGAAGCAACCCCTCAAGAATTATTGGATTTAGAAATTGGATTATTTCAGGAGGGTGCTCTCTAATGAAAACAGATTTTGAAAAACAATTAGAAATCAAAGAAAGTTTTGATGCGATGCTTGATGAATGTTATCCAGAAGTAAAAATTGGTTATTCAACTTTTACCGCTTCAGAAATTCTTTTTAATTGTGATCCAGTTGCGTATCGCATTGGATTATCTGAGCATGAAGATTATTTAGCTGAAATGGAAAATTAATTTTCAATTAGCGGCGTGTCGATTTGACATGCCCGCAAAAGATATGGGGGCATTTTGTCCTTTATGTCCGATTTATGAAAAGCCCCGAATTTTGTGAGATTAATCACACGACACGCCGTCTCAATTCTTGAGACTACTCGTCAGTATACTAGACAGTAGCGATTTTTTCTGTTAAACTAACGATAGTTAAAAATAAAGAAAGGAGCAAAAATGCTCACTCAAAAAACATTAGATAAAATCGTTTATGAATACCAACATGGTGGTGTTAAAAATTATCATCATGAAATCTCTATGGCTGAAAGAAAAGCCTTGTTAAAGTATCTCTTTAGCCTACCTGCTAAATGCGATCAAAAGTGTGAGGCAACTCACACCGCCTAATCGGCGTGTCGATTTGATAATCCCCTAAAATTTTGCTAAAATTGCGACCATAACGAAAGGAAAACTAAATGCGTTCATACTCTATCGTCGATTTACTAATCGACCAATACTACTCTCCTACTTCTCTCCGCCGCCGATACAATGGCGGAATTATCAACTTTGCTGAAAAGCGAGATGATGTCTATTTAGAGCCAGGCTACGAGGCTTACTCTATTCGCTACCGCCCAACGGGTTCGCTTCAAGACCAATGGGCAACTGTGGCAGTTAGGCTTCCCGACTAATTGTCGGTGGCTTCTGCTATAATCTGATTTACTAAAACGAAAGGAAAACTAAAATGAGTAA